GATACTAAACAAGAGGTATATAATCAATGCAAGGAAATCATAGACGGCTATCTTGAAAAAGACACAGACTTGACGTATGAGGATTTTATATTGTCTATGGTGTTCTTTACCTTTGACTTGCGCGACAACAAGGCGATGCTTGAGAAAAACAAGCGATACAGAACATTGGTCGCAACATCCGTGCTTGCAGACTCCGCATACGAGGTAAATTGGAACTTCTCCATAAACGACCAACGGCAAGATGATGAGGTAACCGACTCTGAGATAACACCCGATGACATAAGGGCAATGTTCAGACGTCCTTCTAATATAGGCGGAAAAGAAAAAATAACTGTTGATGTTGCTACCACGGGAGAGGATAATATGGTTATGAAGCATTGGATTGGCTATCATTGCGACGATATAGACTATGTGGAAAAATGCAGCAATACCGAGGCCGTACGCAGAATAAAAACGTTTCAACTGAAACACCGCTGCCCCGATAAATGTCTTGTGATTGACGTTCAAGGCTTCGGCTATCTGAAAGATGTGTTCAATCTTACGGGCGGGACAAATGGCGGATATGCTTTTAGCGGCGCTGTGCAGCCATCTAACAGGGGAAAGAAGCAATATGAGCGTTTCAAAGATGAGGCGGCGCATCTTGCTATGCAGATGATAAAGGCGGGGCTGATAACATACGAGCCGTCGCTTGCCAATAAGAGATATACGCATCAGAAATTGAAAAGAGAGGGCGCAACGACTATTCTCAAGCACATGATTTTTGAGTCGCGCATCTTCTCCTTTGACAAAACGCCGAGCGGACGATTGCAGTTCCTTGGCAAAATACGTCAGCATAGCCATCTGAAAGGCTTTTCACCCGACCTTACAGATAATATCATTATGCTATGTGGTGCAACGTGTTATGATTGCTATAGAGAACTTGCGACCAACACGGGCGAGGCAAGAAAACTCTTTGACGGAAAAGATATGCTGTCTTATCTTAACGTGGATAAGAACTATGACGTGGAAAAGAAAAAAAACAAAATAATCAACTCAGAAAAAATATTGCAGATATTAAGCAATATCTAACGATTTAATTACTCTTATAAGTATGATAGAGAAGAAAAACATTGATTGGTACAAGGAACAACCCAAGCGGCTGCTTCTTAAAAAACCGTTTACGCGGTCGGGACAAATAAAAGATAAAAGCCATACCGCGCCTACGGAGATGGGCGTGATGACTCAAGCGGAACTATCATCACTTATGCGTTATCCCGTATCACAAGACACCTACCTTGAGGAATATGACCCGACACTGCATAGGATAAAATTCAATCGCAGCATACCTCATATTGCCGTAAAGATTGGTGCCGAGACCGTTGAGATAGATGATATGACCGTATGTGCGGCATATCAGAAGAACATACACGCCGCACACGTATTGCATCTTACCGCCAATCCAATGGATTTTGTTTTATGCAATGAAGAGCGGTCGGATGAGATAAACAAACTCTTCAGTGAATACAAGCAGGATTGGCAGATGCGCAATATGGAAAGCGTAAAGTATGAGGCAATAAGCAAGCAAAAAAAAGTTGGCGATGTTGGCGTATTGTTTAAATATGATAAGGAGACAAAAAGGGGTTCAGTAAAAGTATATTCGTATGATGAGGGATATGTCGTAATACCAAATTATGACGAATATGGGGAAAAGATTGCGACATCACTATATTATAAAGTAGATGGCATTTCTGTCATAGATACCTATGACAATATAAATTGGTATCATTTTGAACAAACAATGGATGATGCTAATGGAAAATCTTGGACGATGGAGACTAAGGCACACGGGTTCTCCGTCTGTCCTTTATTATATATGCGTGGCAAGGTGGCGTGGGAGTTTGCTGAGAGTGCAATAGAGATGTGGGAACTTATGGCAAACATAAATGCCGTAGCATTAAAACGTTTTGGAGTGTTTGGTCTTGTGCTGAAAGGTGAGATGGATGAGAACTCATTCAAGAGGGACTCATCTACGCTTATCATAAATCTGTCGGCAACGGAAGACGGCGGAAAGCAAGACGCTAAGACCATAGAGTTTCCCGAGCCGCAGAAGATGATAGAATATCTTGAGTTCTTAAAAGAGCAGATAAGCACTTTCTCTTCTGTCAGTTTTATCACACCTAAAGATATAACTTCAACAGCAAGCGGCGGCCAAGGCATCTTCCTTGCAATGAAAAACGACTTCGCTCTTGCCACACAGTCAGTGGCCGATTACGCCGACTTCACGAATGGGATGGCATATCTTTTCCAACAGATGAAATCATTGGAGTCTGATGGGACAAATAAATATAATGTACTGAAGATAAGAGCAAGGCTTAACCCTTGGAATATGGAGTCAAATAATACCAAGGTAACTAATCTGTCTATAGAAAGTAAATGGCTAAGCAAGCAGACGATAATAGAGAATACGCCCGAGGCTGCACCCGATGAACTTGAGAGAGTAGCGAAAGAGGCCAAGGTGGCACAAGATACACAGCAGCAAACTGCTATTGCCAAACAAGCGGCTAAATCACAGAGGATTGCGACAAACAATAACTCCTCAATAGCGGATAACAACAAATCATCAGAAAGCAATGTTTAATATGTAATGTTATGGATTGGAATGCGATTATAGTGGCTGCTCTTAGCGGCGGCATATTCAGCGGGGGATTATTGGCTCTTTTTACCGTCAGACCGCAAAGAAAAAAGGTTATTGCTGAGGTAAGGGGATTGGATGTGAAATCTTTGCAAGATGCGCAACAGGTACTTAAAGATGCTTATGATGAGACAATAAAACAACTTGACAAAAGGGTAGATGCCCTGCAAGACGAGATGAGGGTGATAAGGAAAAAACTTGATGAGAAAGTTATTGCGATAAGACAGGCATATAACTGCAACATACCCTCTGACCAATGCCCCGTATTGAAAAAGCAGAAACAGATGGCTGGCGAGATTGGCTGTGGCGATTGCGATATAAAAGAAAGAAAATGAAAAAATTAAAGGAGTTCATAGCATCGGTGCTGTCGGCAAATAAGGATAGCATATCAAGCAAAAGGGTTTGCGGACTGATAGGCTTTATTGTGCTTATATCAGTCTTGATTGCCTTTGTGATACATTTTATTATAAGCGGGCAAGACATAGGCGATAAGATAGAGGAATATATGGAGGTGTTTACTTGGGCAATCGTGGCATTGCTTGGCGTGGACAGCGTTACTTCGATTTGGAAAAAAGGAGAATAGGTTATGGCAGATTACAGAAAATTAGTTCCGTTCATCTTAAAAAAAGAGGGCGGGTTTGCAAATAAAAAAAATGACTTGGGCGGCGCGACAATGAAAGGCGTAACCTTTGCAACCTTTCAGTATTATATGGGAAAAAACAAGACCATAGAGGACTTGAAGAATATCACGAACGACCAATGGATGGTGATTTTCAGACAAGGCTATTGGAACAGATGGCACGCTGACAACATAGATAATCAGAGCGTTGCGAATATCCTTGTAGATTGGGTATGGGCAAGCGGCAGTTGGGGCATAAAAAGACCGCAGGCTATGCTTGGATTGGTTGTTGATGGCATTGTCGGAGAGAACACCTTGCTTGCAGTAAATATGGAGAACCCCGAAGAGTTGTTCAATAGGATAAAAGCGGACAGACTTGCTTATATTGATTATATATGCGAGGTAAGAAAAGAGAACCTTGAATTTAAAAAGGGCTGGATAAACAGAGTTAATTCTATACAATATGAAAAGTAAGATAAGAATTTTTATAATAATTTTGTTTTTGCTTGCCACTTGCGTTGGCGGATGCGGCGTTACAAGCAATTCCAATTTGATACAGAACGACTCTACAAGAGTAGAGTTGAGGTATCTGCACGACACATTAATATCGCATAAGATAGACAGCGTCTTTGTCAATCAGTATATGAGAGGTGATACGGTATTCAGGGATAAGGTAAGCGAAAGAATAAGATACAGAGACCGCATTGTATATCAAAAAGATACGGTGGTAAGATATAAGATTAACACACAGATTGTAAAGCAGGAAACGGTTAAGAAGATTGTGCCTAAATGGTGCTGGTATCTGTTAGCGGCCAATCTGCTTATAGTAGCGTTTTTTGCACTTAAAACATATCTTAAATGGAAGAAAATATAATACTTAACATATATAACGCCGATGGGACGGCATTTAATAATATCCAACTGCACAAATGGACGTTCTCATCCGTAGTGATGAGCCTTGACAACAAGATAGATGCGGACTTTTATTCGCCGAGCGCCAATCTTAACTTCACCTTGCAGGAATATGTGTCTTACAATGGCAAGAAATATACTCTAAAGACACCGCCGACCGTTGTGAACAAAGGACTTCTGAAAGACAGCAGCGAAAGCAAGGGTATGGTGAAATATACCTGCACGTTTTACAGTGAAACAATAGAGTTGTATAATATCCCCTTTACCGATGTTGCGGTTGATACAGCGGAAAAAACATACAGGAGCGAGAATAAGACTTTTGCTTGGATAGGCACGCTCACCGAACTTGTGGCAAAGATAAACAAATGTCTTACGGGTACGAAATGGTCTTGCGCACTTCAGCCGTCTTATGTTGAGGATGGTACGCTAAGTGAAGTCATATCATTTGACAATCAGATGATAAGCGATGTGCTTAAGACGGCGTATGAGACATTTAAATATCCTTATACGGAAGACGGATATGTTATATATTTTGGCACACCAAGCAATGAGATACTATCCTCTGACGGCACAACGCCATTCGTATTCCAACTTGGGCAAGGCTTGGGATTGAAAAATAATGATGCCACACCAAAAAACAATACCGTAATCACAAGGATTGCGGGATATGGCAGCGAGGATAACATACCAACCGGCTATCCTCTAATAAAATGGACGGGTAATCAGACTTGGACCAACACCCTTAATGATGCTACGGGCGCAACGGGCTATCCAATAATAGATGCCGTAATAGATGGCGCAACGGTCAAGGTGATAAATCACCCTTTCACGCGCACCTATCTTATGCCAACGGTTTATGTTGAAAGTGTTGATAAGAAAGTGAACCCGAATAATGCCAATTATAACCCCGACACTAAATTGGTGGATTATTATGATGCCGTAGATGATGAGACGCATACTTATATCACTCATATAAACACCTTAGCGCCCGTATATCAAAGCGAGACTTTTGATAAGATTAAGCCATCAATAGAGGGGATGACATACAATAGTCAAGCAATAGACATATTAAAGACGGTTACAACACCCGATGGCGGATGGAGTGATGCAACGGACAGCGAGAACAATTATACACAGTCATATTTTAATGTTACATTATACCCATTAGGCTTTGACCTTTATGCACAAGCAGCACTTACAAGCGCAATGTCTCTTTCTATGAGAAGCGGCGCCACGATAGGCTGCGCATTTGAACTTGGAGTAGATTGGGATGATGTGAAGGCAAATTTCTATGTTAAAGATGTATCAGGAAACCTTATATGGACACCAAATGGAGAGCAGAGAAGTCTTATAAAATATCCCGACTCAACAAATGCGGCCATAACCATTAAAGTAAAAAAAGACTCATCCACTTTTGGCACATTATTGCCAAATAAATATCAGTATCCGATAGCGGGAGATAAGTTTGTCATATTGGGTATAGAGATGCCATCGGCTTATATCACGGCGGCGCAGACAAGACTTGATGCAGCGATGAAAAAATATATGCTTGAGAATAATACGCCTTATTTTGACTATCCTCTTGATTTTGATGAGTATTTTCTTACAACAAATAAAAATATATTAAATCAGATAAAACTTAACAGCATCGTGCGTTTCAAATATGGGAACAGCACTCTTGCATTGTCAATAAAGGAATATGATATAACTTATGGCGATGCGGCGCTTCCTACGTATAAGATAACGCTTACCGATGATGTGAGCATTGTGCTTAATCAGATAGGTCAAGTGGCAGAAGGGTTGTCCAAACTTGGCAGCGAGGTTGCGGCATTGCAAGCCGTATATGGAATAGATATTGTTGGCGAACTGAATAAGAAACTATCTAAAGTACGCGATGATACCGCGCAGGGTATGATAACTTTTCTTAAAGGGCTGAAAATAGGAAGTTATGTTTCGGGTTCAAGCGGTGCGGTGCTTGCCAATGATGCAACCACGGGAAAGACCACACTTGAAGTAGATTATATCAAAGCAAGACTGAAAGCATATTTTGAGACTCTTGAGATAGGCCATACGGACAGCATTAGAGGAAAACTTATCATAACACCGCAAGGCTCTATAACATTAGATAAGGTTGAGACGGCAGATACTTATTACAGATGCTATTTTCTTAACGACCAAGACGGCAAACAGGTTACAAACACTTTTACCGTAGGTTCATTAGCCATATCTCAGAACTTTAACATAAAAAGCGGAGTATATAGCGGAGTAAGCAATCATTATTATTGGAGAAAAGTTGTTGCTGTTGGTGATAACTATATAGATTTGTCCATAAGTGATTGCGATACGAGCGTAACGAATGATGTTCCACAAGCGGGAGATGTTGTATGCCAATTAGGACACGCAACCGATGCGACATTGCAGAACGCCATCATCATATCAAGTGTTGATACATTCTCCCCGTCCATTGCTCTTTATTCGGGCATTTCGGCCTATTCCTTGACCGATAAGGAATATATCTCCTATGGCGTTGATAAAACATCTAATTTGGCTTATTTTAATGTTTATGGCAATGGCTATATTGGTGCAAGAGATAAAAGTACATACGTAGAATATACGATTGGTGGTGGAGTGGAGATAAAAGGCAATCTTGCAGCAGGCACAACCTTAGATGGAGTAAATCTTTCTGAAAATATTGCGGGATATGAATATTTAAAAGTAGCATTAAAGGAAAATACTCTTATCAGTGGAGGACTTATACAATCTTCATCATTATCATTAGGTTACAGCGATACCAATAGCGTTTTTCACGTAATGTCGGGCACTAATGGTATATATGATGCGAGCAAGACTTTTTTAAGCAATGTTACGGGTGGCATAGCGGCTTGGTATGGCGGAGATATGGTTGATAAATTTGACTACGGCACATATAACGCCACAACAAAGAAATGGACGTTCAGCGGTTTGCCAACATCTTACGCTAAAGGATTGGACAGAATGGATGGCAGTGGTTATCGCGCGGATGGCAATCTTTGGTGGGATAAAAGCGGAAACGTACACGCAGACCCATTGACTTTTATTGTCGGGGAGGATACGATAAAATACTATCTTAAACTATTTCAATTGCTTTATTCCGATGACGATGAGATGGAAATCATATACACTATTCCGCAAGCGCCATTCAAGTATCTTGTAATAAATGACCCGCGAACAAATGGTGATACGCCTTATCTTACCATTGGACAGATAAGCATACAATATGATAAGACCAATGATGCGTTAAAGATAGTGAAGGCTGATGGCACGGCGGGAAACATTTACTCTACGGGGTGGATGAGCGCTGAGGGCATAGACACAACAAGCGGTGGCGGTGGCGGACTTATTCAAACTGTTTACGGTTCATCGGGATTAGGCAGTACTTATTCCGACACAACACTTACCGATACCTTTAACGCTTATGCGATAAATTCTATTTACAATGAGTTGCAAGAAGTTAA